TTATTCCGCCCCACTATTTCAATTACAGCCATGCAATTTATTCCGGATAAAGAAGCGGGGTTTATTGTCAAGGCATTTAATTCAATGGGTACTGGGGTATCGTACAACCATTATATAGAACAGGATGGTTTGCCATATTCTAATTATGGATTTAATCTTTTGATGCTATTCAGTTATGATCCGGGCGGGGAGTCAGCAGCAAACTTGCAGATCGCAGGGACTGTGACAGCTTTTCAACTTGTAAACCTGGGGATAGGTTATTCGCCACAATTGAAGAAACCTTTTATTCTGACAGGAGTTACTTTTACTTTTAACAAATAACGCGCGTACAGCTATGGTTTTCTGATAGGGTTTACTTAGCTGGGGAGGTCTCCTGATAGGGGGCCTCTTTTTTATTTATATATTTACGTATATAGTTTATTTCATAAGTTAAAGTTTTGTTAAAATGTAAAATAATTGTATTTTTATTTGTTTTATAATATAATTAAATTGTATATTTGTACTAACAATGTTTTAAACCGATTTGGGTCACACCAAATTAAGTAGTAACAAAAACCGCAAAGATGAAAACAACAAACGATTATTCACTAAGTCCCGGCACTTGTTCATTAAAGTATTATAAATTCTATACTAAAGGAATTGGATCATATAAAACGAAGTCTAAAATTATCGAAGCATTAAATTTAGGTATTGAAGTTTATAGACGTGATAAAATTATGAATACTCTATCAAGATGGAATGGTGAAAAATGGGAAAATATTAAATAATACTTTGCGGTCGGGGGCGATAGCATCAAACCCGTTACCGCTTAAAACTAAATAGATGGATATAGTTAGATTAAGAACATTAACATTTAAAAGTATAATTGGATTTGGAAGATATGAGTATATGTCAGTTCAACAAATAATAGACCTTCAAGATGCTTCATATCTTAAATGGTTATATTACAATGCTGAAGGTATTTCATTTACTGAAGATGTTTTGGATTATATAAAAATATTTACATTTCGGAGAGTTAAAAAACCAGGAAAATATCCTGAATTATGGGATGATTACATAAAATTGCAGGAAAAAACAAATCAAGGAGTTGAAGGAATGGTGAAAACGGCACGTCATAAGAAAAGACTCAAAGCAAAAGTTATATGTAGTGAACGAATGAGATCAAAATATTTAACAAAAAGATACATGCAATCAAAAAATCAAGGACATTAAAACTAAAGAGATGACAACAATCGCAGTAATTTTCACAATGGGCTTAGTCGCAGCAGCCTTGTTAGGAATAGCAAAAGCGTTTATCGGAATGGTAAAAGTATTCAAATAAATATTTAATCCAATGACAAACGACGAAAAAACAATTAACGATGCTCGCATTAAAGCTGAACGTGCAGCAAAGAAAGCAGCACAGGAAGAATTGATACTATGGGGCAAAGATTACGAAGATGAGTTTTACAGGAAAGGTTATTCTGTTAAGCAAGTACGGGAAATAAAGCGAAGGTTGCAACGAAATGCGAAAGGAGTATTTTGATGAGCAGCAAAGAACAATTCAGGGATGCCTTAAAAAATGAAAGGGCAAAAGTTAGAAAATTAACAGACGAAAATAAGAAACTTAATGAAACGCTTAAAGAAATTGAACTAAAGATTGAATTTAAGATAAATGATATGATATATTCAGCTTTACATAAAAAGAAGTGGTATCAATTCTGGAAATGATATGAAAATATACATCACAAGAGAGATGAGGCGGTACAATCTTCGCAACATTGCACTGATAATAGAAAATCCAGCGAAGAAGATGACTTATGAACGACTTGCCGGGATTACAATGTGTTCTTACACATCAGGTATAAAAACGAAAGTTAATACCCTGGCAAGAATGAACGCAGGTAAAAGCAGTCATCCCGATCTTGAACTGGTCTGGATTATTGCGACAACTTTGGAGATTACAATTACACAATTAATATCAGACTAATGAAAACAAGTAGAGTATTTTCGATGTTATTTTTAAGTCATTTAATGACAGGTGGTATTGGTGCGAAAATGGGGGATAAACCTCCTGTAATACTGCACAGTCACGGAACATTCCATAGAAGAGACAAACTCAAAGGATGGATGAAAGAAAAGAAAAGATGTTCATTTAATAAAAACAGATAATGGAAAACATTAACTCTATTTTTCGGGGCTTGATCAACGCGATTAACCCTCATTCGTTTTGCCCGATTTGTAAAAGTGGTGACAAAGAATCAGAGAACAGAAAAGTTTGTTCTGCTTGTGCAATGAAACTTAAAACCCAAAAAGATGACTGAAATAACACGTTCTATTAATCAGCAAATTTCTGACCAAGTGCAAATCTATTCACCTGAAGAGGTATCAATAATTAAAGCTACTGTTGCAAAAGGTTTCACCGACCTGGAGCTTTCATACTTTCTAAATGTTGCAAAGACTTATGAACTTAATCCCTTTACAAAACAAATATGGGGATATAAGGATGCGAAAAATAATATCATTGTCTTTGCCGGAAGGGATGGATTTCTTTCAAAGGCGCAACGTGATCCACGGTGGAATGGCATATCTTCTGATGTGGTCCGGGAGGGTGAACGGTTTGAAATGAATGTTGCAGAGGGCAAAATATCACATAACAAAGATGTGACTTCAAAAGAAAAAATACTCGGTGCCTATGCTATAAGCCAGCCAAAGGGAACAAAATACCCGACTATCGAATGGGCCGACTTTGACACTTACAATAAAGGTTACAACGTCTGGAAAGCTGATCCAGTGGCTATGATTAAAAAGGTTGCTGAAAGTCATTGTCTGGCTAAAGCCTATGGAATTTCCGGGCTTGCAGTCGAGGAAGATTATGATACTTCATCCGGTAAGGCTATTACTATTGATCACGAAACATCCCCGACAACTGCCAATATCATGTGGGCGCATGAACTGATCAGGGCTTCTAATTTTGATGAAGATATGAAGGAAATATATGAGGCAAAACTCAATGATCCTGAATTAAAGTTTATGGAATATGAAAACATTGTTTCAGAGTTAAGAAATAATCAGCCTAAAAAATATTAACATGAGCAAATTAATTACAGCATCAATCAACTTGAAAAAGGTTAACCAGGATTTATTAATTCCGGGTGAAAAGGGCAAATATCTGAATCTTACGATTTGGGTAAATGATGAGAAAGATCAATACGGCAATGATGTTTCAGTTGAACAAAGAACTGAAAAGGGAGCCGATAAAATCTATTTGGGTAATGGCAGGCAATGGAAGCAAAATGAACAATCAGCTGCCGATACTAATCGCATGGAAGATATTGACGAATTATTCAAATGAAAAAGGTATCGGCCATAGGGATTAAAGAAAAGGATAAACCCTTTCGTATTATTAATGCAAAACAGTACAGGGAAGAACTGGATGCACTACCTCCGGGCAGATATCAAAATATAACTGAAAAACAGAAGCGAAAAGCCTCACCTGAACAATTCCGCTATCTCTATGGACTTGTTTATCCTCTTTCAATGATTGCCTTAAATAATGCCGGTTATGAGTTTACAGACAATGATCAAGTTGATTTATTCTGGAAAGAATTGTTTGCAAACAAAGTAATTATGAATAGAGAAACCGGTGAGTTAATGAAAATACCACTCACTAAATCCGAGTTTATGACTATTGATGAAATGACTTACTGTAATGCGATTCGGGATTATTGTGCTGAATATTATCATACATATATCCCTGATCCTGACCCTAACTGGAAACTACATAAAACAAAATCATGAGTACAATTTATCTATGGAACCCAAAGCCGCCCGAAGGCTCAGACGAGCCAACAGAAGCAAAACTTGATTTCTCAAAGATCAATAATATTCAATTTGACGGGATTGATCACAACGATTATCCTGATTTCTGTGATGCGTATATTTGCAGTGCTGATTATGATGACCGGGAGTTGACTCAGGAAGAGCTTGACGAAATAAACGAAAACCGGGATTTTGTTTATGAGCAATTAATTAAATATTTATTCTGATATGAGCCCAATTAAATTTAAAGAGCAAAATGTTGTTTATGCCGAGAATCAGCCTGAATATTTACCATTGCCTGCTTTTAAAAACGAAAGCCCTCAAGGTGAAGTAATTTCCTGTTGGCAATTATCCTTTATCGAAAGGATGAGAATTTTATTCACTGGAAAATTATGGGTATGTCTTCTCTCTTTCAATAAGCCATTAACACCATCTTTTTTTTCAACTAAAAAATCAGAATTATTATGACAGATGAATCAATTATGCCATTTGGAAAATATAAAGGTGAAAAAATGGCTAATATCCCTCCTGATTATCTTTTGTGGTTATATGAAAATGATAAGTGTTATGGAGAAATTAAAACCTACATAAAGGATAATATTGATGTTATTAAGTCTGAAATAGCTTACGAACAAAAGAAAAAACGATGAAAGAAAAAACGATGAAAGAAAAAACGATGAAAGAAAAACTCATTGAACTATTAGGCAAAGAATTGAGAAGTTCATTTAATTCCGGATTAAACACTCATCCTAACGATGCAAATGTTTCTGAGTTTTACATGCCTCAAATTGATTTGAACATAACTCCGAGACTTTCAAGCCAGGTCATCGTACTTTTCAATGAAATGATACTTGAAAAGATGAAAGAGGTAAAGCACCGGGAAGTAACTTTTGATGACATTGCAAGTTTATTTATTCAGTTATGATTGAAAAGCGTTACAATAAATACAAAGCCGAAAAGCAAACCTTTGACGGTCGATCATATCACAGCAAAAAAGAGGCTGACTATGCTGTTCAACTTGCATGGATGAAAAAGGCCGGGGAAATTAAAGAGATCATTCCTCAGTATAAACTTGATTTAAGAGTTAATGGTATTCATATCACTAATTACTTCATTGATTTCAAAGTGGTATATTCCGATGAGAGGGTAGAGTTAATTGAAGTGAAGGGCTTTGAAACGGATGTATGGCGGATTAAATGGAAGTTAACCGAGGCTCTTATTGATGAGATTGAACCAGGAGCAAAACTTGTGCTAATTAAGTGAAAAGTATAAACTGAAAGTGAGAGAATTGAAAAATTAAATAATATGTTAATAAACGATCATTTCCAAAATTTTAAAGTATATCAAATACCAAAGGCTCAATTAATAATCGCAGATATTCCTTATAATTTAGGGAACAATGCTTATGCCTCAAGTCCTTCCTGGTATATTGGAGGAGACAATAAACAGGGTGAAAGTGATTTGGCGGGTACGAGTTTTTTCAGTACAGACAAAGACTTTAGACCGGCTGAATTTATGCACTTTTGCTCAACAATGCTTAAGAAGGAACCCAAAGAAAAGGGACAAGCTCCATGTATGTTTATGTTTTGTGAATTTGAACAACAATTCTATTTAATTGAACTTGCAAGAAAATATGGATTAAAAAATTATATTAACTTTGTATTTCGGAAAAACTTCTCAGGGCAGGTACTAAAAGCTAATATGCGGATTGTTGGTAATTGTGAATATGGTTTAATTCTCTTCCGGGTAAGCTCCCGAAATTTAATAATAAAGGCAAAATGATATTTAATTGTATGGATTGGCCTCGCGATAATGAAACAGAGAAGATACATCCAACTCAAAAACCAGTGGCCTTATTAGAGAGATTAATTGAAATATTTACAGACCCCGGCGATGTAGTTATCGATCCCGTTGCTGGCAGTGGAACATCTTTAATAGCAGCGGATAATTTAGGAAGGAAATCATTCGGTTTTGAATTTAAAAAGAATTTTTATAAAGATGCCATTATATTAATGGATAAATATAAAACGAGGCGGGAAGAGATACAAACTATTGGATATTCAAAAACTGAAATAGGCAAATATCATCCTACTTTATTTGAAAATGAAAAATAACTGAAAAAACATTTGTTAATCACAAAAAAGGTTTATCTTTACACTCAAATAGGAGTCACATGAGAACAGAAATTAATTTTATTAACAATAATGCCGGCTTCGGCTACAAAGCTCACGAAAGGTTTTGGGTGACTCCTTCCTCAGTGGGCTTTTTGTTTGTCGGGGCTGGCTTAACTTTTATACATTATGAAAAGCAACATCAAACCTTCTACAATTGACAAGCATTTAATAGTTTTTAATGAAATAAAAGCTATTTGTGATAATCATAAGTGTTTGCATTTAGAAACATTAACGAATGCACGTAAGGTATCAACTAGCCCTTTTTATTCAGCTGTTAAATTAAATTATTTTAACAAAATTGAGATGGATAAATATGAATGTTTAGTTGGTAAATTTGAACGTATTCACATCCGTAGAATACTTGAATATACTAATAATAGATATAAAAATGGATTCCAGCAATTAGGGAAGAATTTGAAACATACTATAAAAAAGAATGTTTATATGAATGATAACATCGATCCTGATCCTTGGAATGAAACTGGGATGTGGGATAATGAAATTAAAAATAAGGAGATAATAAAAGAAGGCAACATAATTCCTCCGACATTTGCGATGGTTGAAAAATATTGTAACGAACGAAAGAATGATATTAATCCGGCAAAATTCATATCTTATTATGAACAGAAAAAATGGAAGATTGGAAAGGATAAAATGAAGAATTGGAAACAAGCTATTGTTACATGGGAGCAGAAGAATTATAATACTATTTCTGGTAAAAAATTGTCTGATTATTCTGATCAGGAAGTAATAGAAGATCTTAAAAGACGTGGTTATACAGGAAGTGTTAAAAAAGATATTCTATTATAATGGCTAAAGATCCTGCATTTTTATTTTATCCTAACGATTATATTGGTGGAACTATGGGAATGACTTTTGAAGAGAAAGGGGCTTATATTGAACTTCTGATGACACAATTTAACAGAGGTCATATGAGTGGTCAAGTCATAGGTCAAGTCATAGGTCAAATTTGGCTCAAGATACAGGACAAATTTAAACAAGATGATAAAGGATTATATTATAATGAACGGTTGGAAATTGAGATTGAGAAGCGCAAAGCCTTTGTACAGTCACGTAATAACAATCTTTCAGGGATAAATCAATATACAAAAAAAGAAGGTCATAAGGGAGGTCATATGACCAACCATATGGAAAATGAAAATGAAAATAGAAATAGAGTTATAATTGATTATGAAAATATAGTAGAAAATTATCATTCGCTTTGTCCGAAATTAAATAAAGTTGTTGTCATAAATGATTTGAGGAAGGGATTTATTAATAGTCGGGTAGCTGAATTTGGATTAAATAAAGTTATTGAAGTTATCAGAATGGCCGGAGACAGTGATTTTTTAAACGGTAAAAATGATAAAGCATGGAAAGCTGATTTTGAATGGATATTAAGGCCACAAAACTTTATTAAAATAATGGAGGGTAAATATCTCAATCATAAATGCGATGCAAAATTATATACTCATGCAGAAATGTTAAAAATGGCAGAAACAAATCCAGACATTTGGAAACAATATAAGTGTATTAAACGAGACGGAGAGAGAAAAGCAGTTTTTGAACTAATAAAATAAAGTTATGGCACGAATAGATGTTGAAATTGAAGATTATTTGGGTGAAATTGATACCAAATATTTAGTGCAGGAACTTCGCAAAAGGAAAGATGTGAAGGGGATTCAGTTAGATAATATTGATATTCCTGTATTTGAAACAGATGATCAATTATTAAAATATCTAAAGAAAATACTTGGATTAAGAGAATGGCACGATAAAAAAAGAATTATTCAGGAAATTGAAAATCTATAAACCTATGACAACAAAATCAGACAAGTATTTTAAAAAGAAAGGCATCATGTCAGTTATTGATGCTGTCAGGATTGCCTACGAAGAAGTGCCAAATACATTTTATGGTTATCAAATAGCGGATAAAGTCAAAAGGTTAACCGGACGACCTGCAATGTATGATGATTCAGCATTACGTAAGATGAGGCTTTTGAGGCAGCCAAAATATGGCGAGATTGATTTTGAATGTATTTCGATAATTGACAGCTATTATGAAAAATTATTACCATGAAACTAAGTAAGATGATCAAGTTAAAGCGAAAACTTGAAAGAGCAATAATCCGGGAGTTGATTTACAAACTTGAAAAAATGATTAAGCTATGAGACTAACCGAACAGGACATAATTAAGATCGTTTGCGGGCATTATGATGTTGACATGGACTTGGTGCGAAATACATTAAAAAGGAAAAATAACATAAATAACGCAAGGCAAGTTTCAATGTATTTCATAAGGGAACTACTTAGTATTTCACTTGCAAAAACAGGAGAATCATTTGCAGGTAAAAATGGGAAAGGGAAAGATCATTCTACGATTATATCTGGAATAAAGTCAGTTGAAAATAATATCGATGTTTATCCTAAGTACCGGGAAGAGATTGAAAATATCAGAACAGAGATATTACATTATGCAAAGCGCCTTGAGATTAGTTTACCATTGATTATTAATGAAAAATGGTACACTGATACTATTTGGGGAGAAAATGATTTTTATCCTGTTATATTTAAGCTTATCAGGAAAAGGATTTATTTTCTTAAATATCATTTTCGCATTCCGAATCCTTATCTAAATATGGAGTCAGGTATTACGGTCAATGGTTATTCAGGTTATCGGGAACATTCATTTTAAAAATAAACACTATGGAAATATTTAAAAAAATACTTAGAGAAATTTTGACATGGTTATTAGCATTCCTTATAATATTAATTGGATTTGCAGGATTATTTGTGATAGTCATGTATATACTATGTTGGATTGATCCTCATTGTGGTTGTATAATAATTTAAAATAAACACTATGAGAGAATTAAAAGTTAAGGCTTGGCATAAAGAAGAAAAAAAGATGTGTGACGTTAAAGTCATTACATTTGGAGAAGGCGCTTTTTTAGTTGGAGTTGAAAAAGGAAATGATTTTATTACAGGTGATCTTCTCGTTCATGTCCCAGAGGAAGGTAGGTTTTGTTTAAATGATGAATTTGAGCTTATACAATTCACCGGACGCAAGGATAAGAATAGGAAGGAAATCTATGAGGGGGGTATTGTTAAAGGATGTTGCTTTAATGGTTCTTATGCTTTTGGCAAGGTTGTCCAATATAAAACTGGATGGATTGTAGAACCTATTGGAAACTTTATAGAGGGATATGATGATATTGATACATTAGATATTGAAGTCATCGGCAATATTTACGAAAATGAAAATTTAATACAATAAACGCTATGGAAAACTTAATTTATTGGATCAAAATTGTGTTTTGTGCTGCTGTAATATTAGGCGCAGGGACAGGCTTATATTTCATTGGTAAGTGGTACGGGATAAGGAAACGTCGGAGAGATATTGATGAAAGATTCTATGATATTCTTTACAAGGATATTCGGGATAAGATATATAACCTTCTGGTCAATGAGGAAAACTGTTTGCTTATTTGGGATCACATTCGCCAGCTTGAAGAGTTAAGCCATAAGAACAGAGAACAGACAAAAGTATTAAAGACAGAATTTGTTTTAAGCAGGTTCCGGCCTATGGTTGAGCAGGGATGGATTAAGAAGGCAAAAAAGCGAGTTTCAAAAAAAGTTTAACTTTGTTATTTAGTATTTACGAAAAAATGGAGAATGAAACGTATGTTAATAACAACAATTATAATCCTATTTTGTTTCCGGGCCTGGTGTCCGGTGGAGAAAGTGCTATACATTGAGAAACCATCTCAAATAAGCTATTATGAACCTCTTATAATTGCTATCACATGGGTAGAGTCAAGAGGGTATGAGCTGGCCTTAAACATCACGGAACAAGCCGTAGGACCTATGCAAATCAGACAGTGTAGAATTAACCATTACAATCAGCTTACAGGGGCAAATTACAAACTCGAAGATTGTTTTGATTATGAAGTGAGCCGGAAGGTGTTTCTTTACTTTGCACAGGGGAAAACGTATGAGCGAGCTGCCCGGTCTTGGAATGGATCCGGTCCTATGACTAAAGTCTATTGGAATAGAGTTAAAAAATAGTTACAATAAAAAATAAATAAGCTATGAAAACACCAATTGAAGAAAAGCAGAAAGAATTATTACACAAAAAATGCAAACAAATGGCAGATACTATTTCAAGTCATACGAGAAGTGGACTTGATTGTACTGAATGGCTTAAAAAAATGGTACTAGATTATATTGCCGAACTGGATAAGGAAGAGAAGTCAAATAAATGTTGGAATTGCGGAGAACATATTTCATATTATTCAACAGGAATACCTTTTTATCGATGTAAATGTGGCGCAATTGAACCTTCCGACAGCAAGCAAAATGGAATAATCAAAAACTGTGATTCATGTGCCATGTTTACTGATGGTTGCCAATTAGATGTTTCAATTTGTCCTGACTGCTTTGAACATAGCATGTGGACTGAAAAGCAATCCGACAAAAGTGCGGAGTATCCGAGTATAGATCAGTTGATACCGAAAAGCAAAATAAATTTTTTATTATAAACCTTTTAAAAAGTAAAGTTATGAATGAAAGTCATGAAGTGAAACAGCCTGAAGATGTTAATCTCAAAAAGGCGGAGGAAATGGCCCAGACAATACTTCAAAACAGTATTGATGAACAAAATGAGATATTTCAGCGGTTGAGAATAATTTTGGTAAAAGAGAGGCAAGATTATATTGACCGGGAAAGTGAAGAAAATAATGCTAAAAGGAATGCTATTGAGTATGCAAGAGATACACTTGCGTCTATCTTTATGGCTGAGTTAAAATAAATTTTTTTATGTTAAAAGGATTGTATAAATTTGTAGTGAGGTTTTTTTCATAGTTTTGGGATTGGAGCGGGGTCTGAATAGATAGTCGAAAAAATAAAGATCCCGCTTTTTTAAAGTTCGTTGAAAATAAATAAAAAGCCAGATAAAGAGAATCCCTTGAATAAGGAATCCATAGATAGCTATTCACTATCGTCCGTTGAATGACCATAAATCTGAGTTATTGGTCAGCCCCTATCAGCCTCATTAAGCTGGAGGTGCGGAAGAGTTGATGCTGGCTTTTTAAAACAAACAGAATGGCACAAGATAAAGAAATAATAATTTGTAGTTGTCACTCATTCCACCACCAGGTAATGTTTTACCAGATTGAGAATGAGTTATTTGTTTCAATTCATCTTACTACATACAAAAATATCTTTAAACGGATTTGGTATGCATTGAAATATATCTGTGGGTATAAAAGCAATTATGGTGCATGGGATGAGTTTATATTTGATGATGAGAATAAAAAACAGTTAATTAATTACCTAAAATAATGGCACAAGATTTAATAGCATATTACGTGATCGGCGGAATAGTAGTATTAGTTGGTATTGTTCCTTGGTTAATTGGATTAATCGAAAAGGCAATTAGTTGGATTGGTAATAAATTACAGACTTCCGACAATAAGGGAACTATTAGTCAAACAAAAAATATTTCTAATGCATTTAAAGAATTACGAGAGGCAACAAGTGGTGCATGGGATAAATGTGAGACTAATGAAGATATAAATAAAATTATAGGCCGAGATAATGATTAGCTGGATTGGTGAAAAACTAAAGAAATAATGCATAAATCAAGCTATGATTTGATGAAATATTTCATTGCAAGGCACATGCCAATTGAATCTACTGTATTAGATGTTGGCGGTGCTAATATTAATGGCAACTACCAGGAGGTAATAACAAAGCATAAATCAATTTATAAGACTCTGGATATTGATAATGCAGATTACACATGGAATACAGTACCAGGTAACGTATTTAATGTTATTATCTCAGGGCAGACGCTTGAACATGATAAATACTTTTGGAAAACTCTTGAACTCATTAAAAAGATTATCGTACCTAAAGGTATAGTTATAATCATCGTGCCATCGAAAGGTAATTATCATCAATGGCCCTATGATTGTTACCGCTTTTATCCTGATTCGTCAATTGTCTTTGCAAATATACTTGAGGCTGATATTATCGAAGTTGTATGGAATAGCAGTCTTAATGCTACAAAATGGCTAAAGAGGCCAAAAGGTATTGGAAAGTATCAACATGATACTACGTGGGGTGATCTTGGAATAGTTTTTAAACTTCAGCACTAATGAATTGACATAAAATATGGCTAATTATGCCTAAAACAAGCGGATCATTTAAAATTGGAGACAAGAGGCCACGAAAACCAAAGGGGGCTGTAAACAAAACTACCAAAGAGGCTAAGGAGATTTTGAATAAGATACTATTCGATGAGATCCCGAATATAAAAGAAGCGTTAGCATCTATTTATACAAAGGATAAAGGCAAATATCTTGAATGCTTATCAAAGCTATTTCCATTTGTGATTGCAAAGAAAACAGATGTCACCAGTGATGACGAGGCATTACAGAAAGACGTCAACATAAATGTTATATCCGGGGATAGTGCAGAGAAATTAAAAAAGTTCCTCAATGGCTAATCTCAGCAGGATATTTGATAAGAATCTTGATGCGTATCAATCGGGTGCGCATTTAATAATTAACCAGGGAGGTCAGGGAAGCTCTAAGACGTATTCAATACTTCAATTGATATATCTTATTGCAAAGAAAGAAAAGCGGCGTATAACGATTGCCAGCTATGCCTTACCACATTTAAAGCAGGGAGCAATGGCTGACTTCGATAAGATACTCGAATCCTTTGGAGAAAACCCTGCCTCTTTAAAGAATATTTCAGAAAGCACTTACTATATCGGTAAGTCATCGGTTGAGTTTTTTGGTATTGAGGGTAACGTTGCAAAAGCACATGGTCCCAGAAGGGATATATTATTTATCAATGAATGTAATCGTAAGATTACGTATGAGGTATATGATCAGTTAAGTACCCGGACGCAGGGAGCTGTCTTTCTGGATTTCAACCCTGATCAGGAGTTTTGGTTGCATGAAAAGGTAATGCCAAATTTTCCTCATGTACTTATTAAATCAACATACCTGGATAATCCCTGGTTGCCGGAGAAAGAATATAACAACATACTTGCAAAGAAAGATAAGTTTGGATTTGAAAACTGGTGGAAGGTCTATGGTCTTGGGGAGCTTGGTAAGCTGGAAGGAGCTATCTTTATGAACTGGCGGCACCTGAAAGAAAATGAACAATTTGATACATCATTGCCTTATGCATTTGGTTTAGACTTCGGATTCAACGATCCTGATGCATTAGTTAAGGTAGTTATTGATCATAAAAATAAAATCATATTTGCTGAAGAGAAGGTTTATAAAGAAGGTAATTCATTTGAGGATCTTCGATTGCTTATCGGGCAACACTGTAATCGCAATGATGCTATCACGGCCGATTGTGCTGATGCCAGGATGATCAGCGAATTAAGAAAGTATTTTAATATAACCCCGGTTAATAAAAAGACATGGACTGTCCCGGAAGCCCTAAAGATGATGCAAGACTATGAGATAATTATTTCCAGAGAAAGCCGATATTTAGCAAAGGAATTAAGCAATTATATATGGAACGATAAAAAAGCTGGTATTCCTATTGATGGGTTTAATCATCTTATTGATGGTATTCGTTACCGCTTCATGGAATCTATTAAACCAGTATCACATCAACAATGGCATGGATAACTAAATCAAAATATTATGGAAAAAGAAATATTGAGAATATTAGATGATAATGGGTATGATACTGATTACTCGGAGGCTATAGATGCTGCTGAAGACATAGCTGCTAATATGAGGGAGTTTATTAAATGGCTGCATGATAACACAGATGATACAAGAGAATTTGATGATGCTCTTTGGTGGTGCATTCCGCTTGAGGCCTATTGCACTATTGATGATATATATCAACATTGGCTAACTAACAAATAAATATTATGGCAATAAGAAAAGTGTTTAGTGATGAATCGGATAAGCAGATAACAGCTTATGTTTTGGCAAGCGGGAAGTTATATGTCGAAATCAAGAATGAAGATGAGCTTACTTATATTACATTGCCTGATAAAGAGGCAAAGGAGTTCATTATGGAACTATACAGGATGAAAGGCAAGTTAACGAGTGATAAGCCTGATAAAACAACTTACGAGGAGGGCTGATGAAACTAATTAAAGGAATTAATTATCTTACGCTCAAGGATATTGTGCGTGATCTGGATATATATATAGGACTTGCGGAAGGTTTGGTTCAACTGCCTTATCCGGATAAGATAACGGTCCGTTTAATAAAGTATGATGTTCCAGAGACATTGGATGAGTTCACTAATAAGATTTGCTATGGTCAACGGTTATTCCTGGCACGTGAGGAAAAGAATGACATCGGTGTAATAATAAGAATGATAGATGGTTACTACTATCCTATCGTATCACGTAAGAAATGGGATGAAGATAAAGCGTTATTATTTGGAAATAAAGTAGTAACTTGCAAAGCAAAAGAATTATATCCCGTCGCAATGCATTTAATCACACTCACCGGAGAGATGGCAGACAGGGAGGAAAAGCTGTTGCACCGTGAGCCTTCAAAGATCGAAAAGGCTGCCGGGATTGATAATCTAAACCTTTACTCAGAACTTAATGCGCTGGATTTCCTTCGTGATATTATGAAGATCAGTATTCCGGAGGTTTTATTAACGCCTTACAATGAGTGTCTTGTCAGGTTCATGAATGCCAAAGCAATAGCAGATTATCAGGAGAGGTATTTTGAACTACTCAAAGAACAGAGCGAAGCACAGAAACCAAAATATGCAAAATGATTGCGTTATGGATTACAAATTATTATTAGAAAAATATATGCGCCATGTTTCAGATTGTGAAAGTATCACTTTTATAGACGATGGATACAATAGGCTCAACTACTAAAGATTTAAAATAATGATTACAGCAGTATTTAAAACGATTCTTACATCTTCAGGTTGTACGCTGGTTCTTTACGAGCAGTCACAGCTGGCAAACCTTTACACTGATCAATCAGATCAGAATGACATCATAGGTCTGATAACACAGCTTGATAGTTTGCTATTAGAGGTTAGGGCAAATGCTATTGCAGAGCATTACAACCCTCTTTATATTGAAATATCACAGCAGGTAAAACTCGAAGATGCGGCTGATAATAACGAAGTGAAGCTACAGGCTTTAATGGATATTTGCAAGCAAGTAATTGTTAGGGTAATTGCAGAGGCAACATTTAAGACAGTGCTGCCAATACCTATCAATAAGATTTACGAGTCAAAATATGATGCTAATGTTATTGGCTGGATTATGAGTTTTGATTTATATTATTTGAAAAACGAAAATAGAAATCCATGTTTATGAAAAGAGATTTAACAGGGTATTATCCTTTTGTATTATTTGCGATATTAATTATCGTATTGGTTTGCGGTTTTATATTCAGATGATAGGGCTGGAACTTAAACCGGAACTTGAGGAACTTGTCGATAACATCGGTAAGCGCAATGGGTATTATGGGAATAAGATATCGCCATCCATAATGCGTATGTTTGAGATTGAGGTTCGGGATGATGGAGCTGGTATATTGGTTCCTTACTGGATTGGAGTGTTACAGAAAGGACGCGGGCCGTGGTTAGGAAAGAATAGAGGCACTCCTCTCTTAAGGGTAATCATTTATAATTGGATGAGAAAGAAAGGGTTGTTTAAATCTAAAACAGAGGCAGGAAAACGGGGGGAGGCTTTTGTTATTGCAAGGTCTATTAATAAGCGGGGTAACGTACACTTCAGGAGCAAGACATTTGTTGATGTATTTGAGACAGAACGAAAAAAGACTATCAAAAAGATAGATGATAAGTTTGGGATATTGATTGGTAAAATAACAATGGATGTGATATGAAAAATCCGAATGATAAGCCAGAACCAAAGATTAAAAAGAATCAGACACTACCTCCTCCTGTAATAATTAAGGCAGTACAGGAATATATCAATAAGAGGGATGCTTTTATAATTAGAGAAGCAGTAAAAATAATTATGAAAAGGTTATGATAACACTTGTAAGCACCCCGGCATGTGCGGACTCAGTTGACCCGACGGTTATATATCGCTGGCTCGCAACGGAAAGCCCCAATAACTTCCGGCTGTTTCGTAATGACTGGTCTGTCACTTTAACAGCAATTAACGATATCTATTTGGAGATAACTCTTGACATGGTTGGTGCTTTTCCGGGTGCTGAAGGTGATTCAATAGCTGTTTACAACTATACTAATGAGGCTATGTACACAGGGTTGATAACAGCCGTTGTCGGATCAGTTATCACAACAGACATAACCTGGGTTGCTGATATGGATATACGTTACATGAACGACAATTCGCTTTATGCTAATTATTATTTCGAAGGTCGGTTAACAATAAATAGAGTTGTTGAAACACTTACCGTTATCGCTTCACCTGACTCGTTTGGTTATGCTGATCTTGATGTTTCAGGTATATTAAGAATACATACATCATTGGGTAAGGCAGGCAATTACTCTTCATTGATAATGAAAGAGACAACCAAATCCGGGAGTTTTACGTTTGAATATCGCGGGGTGTATTACCGGGGTACAGCATGGGGGGCAGAGGAAGGATGGATCGAAGCTGATGATGATGCACCTATTGTTTCGCCTCCTGTTGGTAATACGTGGTATTATGGTGAGTGTGTACGAAGTGAAGAGCAGGGATCAAACCTACATGAGTATGTTACAAGCGAGGTACAGGATGCCCCATTCCTTAATTCATTTGCTGAACCAGTGTATTTTATGGGTATGCCATTTGATCTTTCATTTATCATTCCTGAACTGCCTGAGGTATCGCCGGAGTCTCATTTTATCGTAACTCAAACGATACTTAATTCATACGGAACGCAACTTGGGGCAGCTATCGTTACGGAGGTTGATGCTAATGCACTTGAGGGCTTTATTAATTCTCTTAATATAAATGAGACAACTATTCCCGCAGGGGCTTATAAGATGACAGTTGAAATAGAACTAATATAATTAATTATGAAAAAATTAAATGAAAAACAAATTGAGAAATTGGCAGATAATGCTATATATAAAAATATCGAGAAACATGAGGTTGCAGAAGATAATGGTTTTTGGAGTTATTATACATTAAAATTTGCAGAACCTCCAACACATAATAGTCATTGCATACCTGATCGTTATATAATGAAATCAGAAAAAGCCATGTTAATAGCTTTTGCAAAAAAACTTATAGAAGAATTAAATAAATAATGACAATAGAATCATGTGGCACAGGTTGGGGCGTAGATGCTTATCGCTTAGTTAATATCTTAATTGGAAAGCCATGTAAGGGATATTATCTAAGATGGTGGTATAACGGTTGGCATTATTGGTTTTTCCTTCCGGGTGAAACGACTATAACAACAGAGGGTGAAGATTATAGAACTATCGGCACACGATCTATTCGCATGGGTACAGGTCAGGTTATCCTTACGCAGATACAAGCTATTAGAACAATATTAAACACGCGTGAAGTTTATCTACTTACTGCTGATGGATGGAAGCACATTCGTATCGATCCGGGATCAATGAAGGTCTATGGTAATCAGCTTAACGGTTATGAAGCAGAGATAACAGCAGTGATTGGCAGTAAAGAGATATCTTACATCACAGGATTCTCCCCGGTTACTGATGTCCCTATTGTTGACCCGGTGCCTGATCCTGATGCTTGCGGTATTGTAATTGGCACTCAGGTATGGGCTTGTAAGAATGTTGCATCTAACTTTCCTAACTCAAAGGTATATGCCAATGACGAAGCAAATAGAGCTATCTATGGAGGTTTATATACATGGTATCAGGTAACATCAAGTGGTTTTGTACCTCCCGGCTGGCACGTTCCAACCAATGCAGAATGGCAGACATTGATAGATTTTATTGGTGATCCATCAATCGGTGGGGGGATCTTAAAAGAGACAGGAACTGATCACTGGTTAACGCCTAACGCTGGTGCATTAGATGTATATGGATTTAAAGCATTGGGAGCAGGTTGGGCTAATGCATCAGGTTATTTCTATGGATTACATGGTTATGGTGATTTTTGGACTGCTGATGAAGAAAGCACATCGAATGCTCATGCTGTTCAACTTGCATATAACACAGCAGCAGTAGGTACGTATGGACTTCCAAAAGGTAACTGGTTTTCTGTCCGGTTGATAAAAGATTCTTTTGCTGCATTATTATTGATTGATAAGGATAGTAACGTTTACACATCAGTTATAATAGGCACTCAGGAGTGGCTTGTCGAGAATTTAAAAACAACTACTTATGCTAATGGGGTTTCTATTCCAAATCTACCAGGCGCAGGAACGCAGTATAATGATTATTATTTACCCTCATTAGATGAGACGCAAGAGATGCGCACAGTACTTTATGATTTTGGTGTAGGAGGGCTTACAGAAAATAATTACTGGACATCAACAGAAGTATCAGCTACGCAGGCATACAGTGTTAATATGTTCAATGGAGCGGCAGATTGGGATTATAAGTATGAAGGCGAGGGCAAGATACGTCCCTGCCGTTCATTCGTTGATGCTCCTGCTGTTTATGCATTACGAGATGTTGGGCCAGGAGGAGGGCTGATATTTTATATTGATGGCGCCGGGACTACTTACCTGGAAGCTGCTCCGATTGATCTGGATATATTTGTTGTATGGAGCAGTGTATATGATGAGGCAATAGGTACAACCGGATCGGCAATAGGAACAGGTCAGGCTAATACAACAGCAATAATAGGGCAGACGGGTCATACATTCAGTGCAGCAGAGGTTTGTGATGAGCTAATTATTGATTCAGGTGGTACGGATTGGGTTGATGATACTGATGGTGCATACTGTTATTATAATAATTTTGAAAGTTACAAAGAACCTTATGGCCCTTTGTATAACTGGTACGCTGTTAATAATGCTAACGGAATTGCTTACTTTGAACGTAATGGAGTGCAGGAACCAGAATGGAGAGTTGCCAGTGATACAGATTGGGATGCGCTGATTGCCGCGTTAGGAGGTGCAGGAGTTGCGGGAGGTAAGCTGAAAGAGTTAGGATTAACACACTGGCTCACTCCGAATACCGGGGCCGATAATTCAAGTGGATTTACTGGCGTTGGTACAGGATACAGGCAACATACAGACGGTACTTTTGGATTCTTTAAACGATATTGTTTCTTCTGGACTACACACGAAGTGGATGATGATCAGGCTTCTTATTCCGGGATTGGATATACGGATGATAATTGCGATGTTTATGATAATGGATATAAAGCAGCCGGGATGTCAGTGCGCTGTATGAGAGACGTATGATTGATATAATTAAAATATCGCTAATTGCTTATATGTTCTGTGCATTGGGAGAGGAAGGCAAGATATTTCACTTCTATCAGAAAGCATTATGTAATCTGCCTAAATGGTTGTGCAAGCCACTTGGAGGTTGTTTTATGTGCTTTACCGGTCAGGTTTGCTTGTGGTATTTTATAATCACAAAGCCGCTTAATGTTATCGAGTTATTATTTTTCTGTTCTGCCGGTATAATGATGTCAATGATCTGGAATAGACTTTATCAATTTCTGAAAATATGATAGTAGGGCCAATTACAATATTGATTAATGCATGTGACGAAGGAGTCTATCTCCGTTGGTGGTTCAATGGCTGGCATTACTTTAACTTTCAGAATGGTTATGAGATAATGATGCACTCTGAGTCGATGGATACACAGGTAACAAATATGTTTTCTGTTATCTCAAAGATTGAACGGCCTACTAAACTGAAAGCAGATTACTCATATAATATCATTCTTGAGGGAATAACATCGGCTAATATTCCGGGCTTCACTGGTTTGTTATTAGCTGAAAAAGTGGAACAGTATGAAGATGCTAAATGGTATGAAGTAGAGATAACACGAGGTGATCATCTTATCAAGAACGCCGATACTCAGGCTTATATCTTTAACTTTGAGATCACACGCAAAGAATTACCATATACATCAACTACGCTTCAGAAAACTACCCTTTTGTATTTAGGTGATACGCTTTGCGATCTTGACGAGAGCGAAGTTGTCCCTATTAACAAGCAGGTTAATGATATTGCAGAGATGCAGGACAGACAGTCAGACTTTACGCAGTCATTTAAGATACGCAAGACACGTGCTATGCGTGCGCTGTTTGAACTATCCGGAGAGGTTGGGGTTAATACTACATTCCCTTACGAGAAGCAGACATGCCGTCTGGTACAGGATAGCGTAGAGATGATAACCACAGGTCGTATGATACTTGACCGGGTAACGGATCAGTATTATTTTGTTTCTATCATGTCGGGCAATAGTAATTTCTTTAAATCAATCGAAACACTAAGGCTAAATTCCCTTACATTGGCATCAACAAATCACACATGGAATGTTGCTACAATGGTTGGTACTCATGCCGCTGATCTGGATTATGTTTACCCTCTGTGCGAGCCTTCAGATGATGGAGGAATATCGCAAATACCAGGAGCCGATGACGGTGATCGTATTGAGATGTATGGTGGATGGATATGGCCCTTCGTGAAAGTAAAAGCTATCTGGGATGAGATAATCAGTACCGCCGGTTATATCTGTGAGGGTGATATATTGACTAATGAAGTGTTTACAAAACTCTATATGCCGATAGTAAATAAGAAGATTGGCCCGGTTGATACATCACTTTATAAATTTTCAGGGTTCTGGCAGGGATGGAAAAACTATGAACTCTCCCCAAATAAGATGCATAATCTTTGGCCTATTGTCGGCACTGTATATTTTGCTAATACAGGTAATTATGTCACTCCATACCTGGCAACGTATAAGATAAGGTTCATGTGTCGGTGGATAACCAGCGTGCCTATTCATGTTTATATTTATTCAGACGACGTGCAGGTGGTTGAGATGACACGCAATCTGGATTATACCGGACAGCCAGCCGTATGGGATGGAGAATACACTGTTGCTGTAGTTGGGGAGGAGTTAAGTATCTATACAAGTAACTGGCTTGGAGGCATAGAATACACTATCGCGATAATAGATATTCAGGTTATTGAGATAGCTTATGGGTCAGCAGTAACGCCCCGGCTAAATCTCCCTGAAATAACACAGACGGAATTTATAAAGATGATTTGTAATATGTTTGGTCTTATCCCTGATGTGACACCGCGAGATCGTAAGATAAGATTCTGGAATTACCGGGATCTTTATACTAATATTCCTATTGCCCGCGATTGGTCTGCTTATCTATCTGAGCGTGAGGATGAAGTAGAGTTTAAATATGGAGACTATGCACGTGATAATTACCTGAGATATAAGGAGTCCGAAGATGTTGTAAAAGATAATGGCATGGGATCAATGCAGATAGATGACGACACGTTACCAGCAGAGAAGGACGTTGTTGAGCTGCCTGTTTCTACGTGTGACGAAATAACGATATTACTTAATAACTTTTCAGTTGACGTTTCACGAATAGCATTTAATAACTACAATATTGATGATGCTGTTTATGACTCCAATGATACTATTGATGCGCGTATTGTCTATGTTGATCATGTCAAGTCGATAGCATCACCGCCTTATGAGAAGACATTTGGGATAAGGGCTGATCCCGTCGCAGGTGTAGCTACTGATATTGACAGCCCAAAGAAAGCATCTTCACTGGAAGTATCATTTTCAAATCTTATTTATAATTACGGTTCATTGTCCCGGTTACTTACAAAGACTAATCTACGAAGGGTTAAGTTCAATCTTCCTGTATTCGAGGTAGCTGGTCTGAAGCATTACATACCTATCTACATAAGTCAATATAAGGCTTATTTCTATGTTAATAAGATTAATAACTATGTGCCGGGGAAGCTCTGCACTATTGATTTGATAAAACTATAATCATGGCAGACGAGAAAAAGACATATTTGGTAAATGTAAAGCATAATCTTGGTGAATATATTGATGCTGCCGTAAAGGCAAAAGAGGAGGTCGATAAGCTGAAGCTGGCTAACAAGCAGATGTCGAAAGACACCCCGCGCGAGGAAGTTGAAAAGAATAACGCTGCACTCAAAGCAGCAGAGAAAATATACAGAGATGCACAAAAAGAGGTTCAGACATTCACAGCAGCAACTAAATCAGAGACAGGAAGCCGTAAGCAATTAGGTGAAGTCCTGAGCTTACAACAGAAGGCTCTTGGTAAACTTGGCAATGCTTATATAAAAGATGCAGAAGGGATAATGAGGTTGAATCCTTTGTATGTTGAGCAGACAAAAAAGATTAAAGCCACGAAGGATGCAATAATCCAATATGATAAAGCACAGGGTGATGGTAGATCATCAGTCGGGTTATACAGTGAAGCCATTGAAGGATCGGCGGCTCAGTTTGCCGCTATCCCCGGACCGATAGGGATAGCGGCAAATGCTGTTTCAAGATATAGTAAGATATTGCTTGCTAATCCTATTGTCTTAATTATAACAGCTATTATCGGAGCTTTTGCCTTACTTGCGAAGGGATTTAAAAATTCACAGGTATTGATGGATATATGGGATGCTACGGTTGCCGGAGTAAATGCAACTATTAAAGTCCTGATAGATCGGATAAGTAACGCTGCTGAGTTTCTTGGTAATCTATTTTCAAAAGAACTTCGTGAGTCCCGCAAGGCTGCAAAAGAATTAAATGATGAATTGATAGGTATTGAAGAAACGATGAGCCGCAGGGAGAAAAGGGAATTACGTCGCGCCAATAAAAAAGGAATATTTGAGGAAATTAAAGAAGAATCAGCAGCAGCAAGACAATTAAAAAAAGATACACAAGCATTAGAAGATGCAGAGATTGCTTTCATCACTACAAAGGCAAGATTAACGAGAGAGATACAGGAAAAAAGAAATGCAGTACAAGATGAACTGCTCACAGATAAAGAAAGATTAGCATCTATTAATGAAGCTATTGCATTACAGGAACAATTAACCGCAAAAGAGGTTGAATTTGCAAATGAAAGGGCAAGAATATCACAATTAGAAACAGATATGGGTAATTCAACACGTGAGGAATTGAGAAAGAATGAAGAATTACAGGCATCAGCAGTAGAAATAACAGCAGCAGGATTAAAAGCGCAGAAACGAATGTTAACAGAAAGGCTTACATTAATTAATAAACTTACCACGGAAGAAAAAAAGGCAATAGAATCAGAATTAAAAGCCAAAGAGACAGCAGCAAAAACATCACAGGATATATTAGATAAAGAAATTGAGGCTATCAAGAAAGCTAATGAGAAAAAGCGGAAGGAAAGAGAGAAAGCCGGTGTTGATCGAATGAATGAATTGGCAACTCAATATCAAATGGAACAGGAGGCAGCCTTGCTTAATCAGGAAAATGAACTGCAATTAAGAGAGTTGCAAAATGAGAATATATTTGCTATCCAACGCGATAGGCTACAAATACAATATGAGGAAGAAATTAAAGCAGCAAATAAGATCGGGGCCGATATTAATGTTATTGATAAGAAGTATGCAGTATACAGAACAGAGATAGCGAAAGCAGAGGCCGATAATAAGTTATCGTTATATAGAGATTTTGCCGGAAATATTGCCATTATATTTGGCGAGAGTACAGCAATAGGTAAGGTAGCAGCAGTAGCATCAGCGACAATAGATACCTATGCAGCAGCAACAAAAGCACTGGCAACTTATCCTCCTCCATTCAGCTATATAGCTATGGCCGCAGCGATAGCAACAGGTCTGGCCAATGTTAAAAAGATCATATCTGTTAAGTCTGGCTTGCCAGGTGATTCAAGCAGAGGGCCGACATCCATATCATCATCTCCGGCAGCACAACGAACATTTGCATCACAGGTGGCACCATCATTTGTTACACAACCACAGTTAACACAGACGCAACTAAACGCAGCACCACAAGGCAATCTACTGACAGCATCAGATATCGCGGCAGCCTTTGCAAATATACCGGCCCCGATAGTTACCGTAGAGGATATAAACGCAAGGATAGCAAGTAAGAATAAAGTTGAGGTACGAGCTAATATATGACAAAGTTTGAATACATAAACCAGAATATTCTTAACCCAAAAGGAATAAGAGAACAGGTCAAACTTGGAATATTGCCTGCATCAATAATCCGTCACTTTGAACTGTACTGCCGTTATGATTATTACCGTAAACAGGGTTATAAAAAATATATATCTATTGGATTTGTAGCTGAAGATTACCGACTGCATGACAATACGATATTAAATGTTATTAGAAGTATGGAGGCAGAGTTATGAGATTTTCAGTTATCATGCCGGTGTATTTAGGTGACTACCCGACAAGAGGTGCTAATCCGGAATATAAATTTAAGCGCGCAGTTGATACGTATTTACTACAAGAGTTCAAAGATTCAGAGTTAATTATAATATCCGATGGATGTGAGAAAGCAAAAGGTATTTGGGCCGAACACTTTGCAGACAATAATAAAATAAAATTTGAAATGATATCAAAGCAGGAGCTATTTTCGGGTAAGGTAAGACAGCAAGGAATGGAAATTGCAGAAGGGGAATTAATCTGTTATTTGGATGCTGATGATATATTTGGTGTGAAACATCTTCAGATCATAAGTGATAATTTTGATACTACCGCAGTAGATTGGGTTTATTATAATGACTATATTGTAGTAAATGAGCATTTAAATATATTAGAACGCGGCGTCAGACCTATCCATCTCTACATAGGAACGAGTTGCATAGCTCATAAAAGAAGCATTGGAGCCGTATGGGGTAATCACTACGAGCATGATTGGGCATTTATTAATGATTATTTAAAGAAATATCCCAGCGCGAAGATCCCAACGCCACAGTATTATGTTTGTCATGTACCATATATATACGATTTTTAATTATGATAACAATAGTAATGGCCTATTTTGACAGGCAAGCGCAATTAGATAAAACATTAATATCTATGACTAATTCAAAGCAAAAAGATTTTAATGTGATAATAGTTGATGATTGCAGCCCAAAAGATTTGATTATCCCTCCATTACCCTTTGAAGTGATAATCTTAAAATTATCTAATAAGTCATGGTTTAATTCGGCACTTGTTTATAACGTAGGTTTTCTTAGTGCCTTAAAGAGAAACCCGGATATTATTATTATACAGAATCCAGAATGTTATCATGTCGGCGATGTACTGGATTATGCCACTAAGATAACGGATGAGACATATATTTCTTTTGGATGTTTCAGTATAAATGAAAAAACAAGTTCCTCAGAATATGATTTAAATAAAGTAATAAATGAAAATAATTATGGAGTGACATGGGATGGACAAAATGCCTGGTATAATCATCCTGTTCATTGCCCGGTTGGTTTTCATTTTTGTACTGCCATAACAACTAAAAATCTTATTAAGACAAATGGCTTTGATGAACGGTTTTTATTTGGGCGGGCTTATGATGATGATTATTTAATACATCAGATAAAAAGTCTTGGACTAAAAATAGAGATTACAACGGATCCTTTTGTAGTGCATCAATGGCATTATAATTGTCAGGCGGCTGGTGATAAAGGTTTGTTATGGGAACGGAATAGGATACTTTATCAGGAATTAGTAAAGACAAAAAATTACAGGGCAATGCATTTATCAACACCTAATTTAGATGGAAATAAATAATGATTTTGGATGGATGTCAAGTACTCACGAACCTCTCACAAAGGCTGTGATGGAATTATATATGCCAGGATATGTATTGGAGCTGGGATCAGGGTTATATTCAACTTCTATTTTAAAGCAATATGATGCAAAAATAATAAGTGTCGAGACTAATTTAGAATGGTTAAATTATGTTAAAGAGAATATTAATTCAGATATTATATTTCATCCCTTAGGTGATTATAATATAAATAATCACGTTACAGAGTTATCAAAAGAGGAAAAACGAGATATTATTTTATTTTATGAAGGGATTGAATTGCCTGATATTAAACCTAATTTATTATTTGTTGATCAGTTCTTAGCTGGCCGAATATTATCGATTAATAATATTGGTAATAAGTTTGATTTGATAATATGTCATGATTCCGAACCAGAAACAAGAGTATATTATGGATATGATCTTATTGATATTAAAGGATATAATACTTATTATCTTTCAACACCATTTACATGGGCCTCGGTAATGATCAAAAAGAGAATAGATAAAGGAATTAGATTATTAAATAGAATAATAAAATTACATATAGAAAATTATGCGGTTAAATATCCTTATATACAATGGATGAAATTAATTAAAAAATAATGGAATGGCATTTAAACATACCAAAGATACTTCATGTTTATTGGGGCGGTAGTATATTACCTTTTCTCAGGTATAAGACTATTGATACCTTTATGAAATTAAATCCTGATTGGCAAGTTATGTTTTGGTATCCAAAACACCCCGGCACTATTGTAACATGGGAAACGAAACCTCTTGATTATAAATTAGATTGTGAAGATTTTACACCTATGTTAATGGGGTTGCCAATAGGAAAAAATGCTATTGATTTTGAAGATTTTGGATTTAGAAATACTATGTCAGAGGTACATAAATCTGATTTTCTCAGGTACCATCTTTTAACTACTTATGGTGGGGTGTGGTCTGATATGGATATTTTATTCTTCAAACCCATTACCGGGTTAAAAGTTAATAAACCTGAAAATAAAGACATAGAAACATTTGTCTGTATTTGCTGGTATGGTCATTCAAATGGGTTTTTCCTGAGCGCAAAAGGAAGTAAGTTTTTTGAAAAGATGGCCTCACTATCAATAAAAGGATTTAATGCAAATGATTATCTTTGCTTAGGGCCAACTCTTTGTAATAATCATTACCCTACATTAGAGTCAATAAATGCATTTTCTCCTGCATTAGACATAGGCATGGAGGCTGTTTATGCCCACGATTGCTATCAGATGATAGTCTCTTATGGAAATAATTCACAATCAAGATTTACAGATGATTCAATAGGCATTCATTGGTATGCTGCTTCGCAAGAGTGTGGCCATTTTTTAAAATACACAAAAGGAGGAACAACGAATTTGCCTGATAATGTATTGGGAAGATTATTAAAAAATATATCTTATGTTTAAAAATAAAATAATACTTATTACTGGTGGTAGCGGCAGTTGGGGCCGTGAATTGGCGAGACAACTTTTAGAAAAAAATCCAAAACAGATAATAATATTTTCACGAGGGGAAATTTCGCAGGTGGATATGAATCGTAATTTTAATAATCTGATTATAAAATATGTGATTGGCGATATAAGAGATAAGGAAGCCGTTAACAATGTCATGCAGGGAGTGGATTATGTATTTCAACTGGCAGCATTAAAGCACGTCCCTATTTGTGAAAACCAGCCATTAGAGGCTATTAAGACAAATATAATAGGCATGATAAATATAATTGATTCTGCCATTCGCTACAAAGTAAAAAAATTTATTGATGTATCAACAGATAAGGCAGCAGACCCTTTTAGTCTTTACGGCAACACAAAGGCAATAGGGGAGAAATTAACTATACAAGCTAATTGCTTAACAAAAGACACTGAGTTTATATGTATTCGTAGCGGCAATGTATTAGGTACAAATGGCTCTTTAGTGCCTTATGTGATTGATCAGATCAAGACAACAAACAAAGTAAAGGTAACAGATGACAGAATGACCAGGTTCTTTCTAACGCTTCCGCAGGCCATTAAATTAATGTTTTATGCAACAGAGCAAGGGATAGGTGGGGAGACATATATTATGAATATGCCGAGTTTTAAGGTTATTGATCTTGTTTCTATATTAGTTAATTTTTATGGGTTTTCAGATACGAAGATTGAAAAAATAGGAATACGTGAAGGCGAAAAGTTACATGAGGTATTAATAACACAACATGAATCATACAGAGCAAGGTGGGTTAATGATGATTACTATGTCATCAGACCTGAGATAGATACAGGAAGGCAATACACGGATCTTCCTTCCGCAGGTATTGATCACTTAACCTCAGAAGATAATATACAAAACAAAGATTATTTAACTAATTTACTAAAAATGGGAGGCTGGTTATGAAATGTCCATATCAAAATTTTGGTTGCACTGAAGTCAATACTTCGGGCATGACAAAGATAGAATGTGAGGATTGCCACTATTATGACAAAGGAATAAGATTAACGGGGGCAACCCCTATTTTAGGATATATTATAAATATATTTAATCAATGGACTGGATACAAGGCGAAAAATTTCAGACAATAGCTGATTATACATATACCCCACAGGACATGGCTCCTTGTGATTATATTGGCTATCGTAATACTCTTGATTTAAACTTACTGAAAGATGGGGATATTATTTATGCTCAGGGGTTTACACATTATAAGCGACAACTTCTTGATGTTATAAGAGACAAACAAAAGGTTATTCTTATAACTCATAATTGCGATAATCATGTTGACGACTCATTTGATTTGCCTGATAATGTTATAAGATGGTATGCAGAAAATCTGAATGTTATAAATCACAGGATTGATTCAATTCCACTTGGTATTGAAAATGATCATTGGCAGGCAGAAAGTCATAAAAAAGATAAAATGATTGCAAAAATGGGGAAGCCCCGCAATTATCGGAATCTTATGTATATGAATCATAATGTAATAAATTGCCCCAGTGAACGATTAAAGCCGTATGAACTATTTGAGGGCAAATCATGGGTAACATCTGTAAGGGGCAAGAATGGAATGGATTTTGATTGGTATTTAGAGAATATCTATAATCATAGATTTGTTATTTCTCCACGAGGAACAGGGCTTGATACAGTAAGGACATGGGAATGTCTTTATATGGGGACCATACCTATTGAGAAACGAAATATTAATAACCAGTTTTATACCGATTTACCTATTTGCTTTGTAGATGATTGGGAAGAAATTACAGAAGAATATCTTGAACGGTGGCTTGCTGGCAGTTCGTGGCAGACTTGGAATATGGAAAAACTTACTTTTGAGTATTGGAAAAATAAAATAAAAAATACTTAATGATTGCCCTGATAACGCCTACCGGTAGCCGGAGATCACAATTAATAATGTGTGCTGCAATGATGAAACGACAAAATTATATCGGTGATGTGGTATGGGTTGTTGTTGATGACTGCACACCGATTACCTCAGACATTATTCCTGATAATTTCCGAGAAAACTGGACTACGATAAAGACATTCCCAAAACCACAATGGCAACCAGGATTTAACACACAGGGGAGAAATTTATCAGTAGGGATAAATAAGATTTATGAGAATTTTCTTGACTCTGATATTGAAGCTATCTTTATAATCGAGGATGATGATTACTACCGCCCGGAATATCTTACCGAGATGATGAAACGCTTTAGTGGTTTTCGTGTTATCGGTGAAACGAACACATTATACTACAATGTTTATTTTCGGCGTTATGCTGCTAATGGTAATTTTCAACATTCCAGCTTGTTTCAGACAGCTTTCACGATGGATGTCGTACCAATTTTTAGACGTTGCTATATGGATAAATTTATCGATGCACGGTTCTATTCGTTACTTGGTAGTGATAGGGTAAATCTGTTTTCATCTAATAATCTTGCTATTGGAATAAAAGGTATTGCCGGACGACCTGGTATTGGTGCAGGACATATACGAATGACAGGTATGCGGCCAGACCCGAACTTGAATTTTTTAACATCAATAATAGGAGAAGATGCAAAACTCTATGAGCGATATTACGGCGGTCGTAGTATGTAGTAATACTAAATTATTAATGGAAATGGCATATGATACATTCAGGAAATTTCATCCTGATATGCAGATGATAATTTTTGACGGTTCTAATTCGAATGATCCATGCTGTTCGTATGTATGTTCACTGGCTTCTGACATTACAACCGTCGGGGTGTATGGATATAATATAGGACATGGCCGGGGGATGGATGCCGCAATAAGAATGGTAAAGACACGGTTTGCTTTGATCTTTGATTCTGATGTGGTGTTTCATAAAAGCCCGGTAGAAAAGATGTTAAACTTAATGGAGGAAGATACTTATGGAATTGGCTATCTGGAAAAAACAGGCTACGATGGTTTTGAATATGGTGCAAAGCCTCATCATAAGAACGAGGGTTTTATGTATATGCTTCATCCTTACTTTCATCTTCTTAACGTTAGGAATTATTTTAAGTATCATCCTTATGTCCATCACGGTGCGCCATGCTTTAAAGCGGCTCTGGATATTCACCGCAGGGGATTAACCGGTAAGATAATAAAAGAATTTCCGGGGCTTGGTCACTCGTCAGGTAAGGGCTGGGTGTGGACAGGTGAGCCACGTGAGTACATCGAGCATCATCCGGCAGGTACAAGAACAATAAGAAGAAACAAGGGATTCCCGGAAATAGAAGGTCAATGGGAACGATAGCAGTATTGGGACTTGGTCCTTCGCTTAGTTTATATAACCCACAGGAATATGGTTTTTCAATTGGGGTAAATGATATTTGGAAGTATCATCATACGGACGCAATAGTATGTTTGGATAAGCATAGTATCTTTGCCGGGGAGCGGTTGATGACTATCGAAAACAGTAAACCAAAATCCTTTTACTCACAGATAGCAAACTGGTCGCACATGCCGGGCTTTCAAATACTTGATCTTACACCTCATTACCCTGATCGGGAGGTTAATCTTGGTATTCCACAGATTTATAAGTCGTACTGTTCGCCATTTGTGGCCTGTCAGGTGGCATATAAGTATTACCGGGCAACCGAGATCCATGTCTTTGGGGTTGATATGATCAATCACCCTCACCTGACAAGAGATTTATGTGATAAAATTAAGCTGCATTTTCAGCACTTAAAGAAAGCACTGGAAAACGAGGGATGTAAATTAGTTATTTTCGGCGAAGGTATCTTGAAAGATTTATAGAAAAATATTTGTTTATTAAAAATATTGCTTATCTTTGTACTAATTGATGATTGTTTATTAAAAGAGTGGTATTCAGTGAAAATTATTTATTCATTAGCCTCACGGTTCAAATTATACAAAGGTTCGGTCACTCTTTCCTTTTTTGTATTCTTTGATATCGTGGGGCTTTTAAATTTATAAACTTAATATATTTAATTATGAAAACAGAAATTAAATTGATTACATCAAAGATTGCGAAAGAATTATTGGAAAGGAATAATATTAATCGCAAATTGAGCCCATTAATGATTTCCGAATACTCAAGACAAATGTCTTCAGGATTATGGAAAGAATGTACAGGAGAAGCTATTAAAATATCAGAAAATGGTACTTTATTAGATGGACAACATAGATTAGAAGCATTAATTCATTCAAATATGAGTTTAGAGTTTCTTATAATTTCAGAATTAGAGGATGATGTATTTACTGTTATAGATACCGGAAGATCAAGAGGTGCTGGCGACTTATTGGAGATTGCCAACATTCCAGATTCTACAAAGATTGCTGCTGGTATTAAGAAATATTATCTTTTTAAAGTGGGTAGAATCGGATTAGATCAATCAGGTGGTGGAGCAGGAGATAAATTTAGAGCAAGATTATCTAATCAAGAAGTATTAAATATATATCAAAAGAGACCCGAATTTTGGCACAATGCCAATATGATGGCTGCTGATTGGTATAGAAAATCTTTGCATATTTTATCTCAATCTGCTTTTCTATCATTATTTGCATTTTTGAATGATATAAATGAAAATGAAGCTTTTAAATTTATGGATTTACTTGGGCAGGGCATTGGATTGATGCCTAAACATCCAATTAAATTGTTAAGAGATAAATTAACATTTTTTAAAATTAATAATAAAATAACCATGACAGCATCTTATAAGACAGCTTTAATATTTAAAACATGGAATTATTTTAGGGATGGGAAAATTTCAATAAGGACATTAAGCTATAGCATTAATTCAGAAGCGTTCCCTATTCCAAAATAGATTTAACTTAATTTCTATTTATTAGCCTCTCCAATCGGAGGGGCTTTTTTTATATACAAAAATAACTGTATATAATTATCTATGTAATAGGTTTAAATTTGTTAAAAATACAGAAATGACATGAGTGAAACATTATGCACCCCATGGAATGCTTATATGGACCCTGTTTTATACTGGATTCACGACGATAGTTATCCACAGGAGACATCAGATTATCCTTATTATTATCTCTTTGAATGCGGAATGATATGAACGAAGCAGTTTTAAAAATATACGGAGATATTGGCGAACCAGATAAGATGCTTGAGATGTTCGATGTCTCTGATGAAACTATATCATCCAAAGCAGTTTCTGATTTTCTTGACGAGCATAAAGACGCGACCAACATCACGGTAAAGATTAATTCACGTGGTGGTGACGTTCAGGAGGGTTGGGCTATTTATGATCTACTTAGTAATTCAGGAAAAAAGATAAAGACAATAGGCGAGGGTAAAGTTTATTCTATTGCTACCATTGTTTTTCTTGCCGGGTCAGAGCGTGAGTTTATGAAAAATGCCGATGGTCTGATCCATAATCCTTTTATTCCGGAATACACCCTTGCAGATAAATACGAGGCTGCGGATCTTGAATTGATCGCTGAGTCATTGAGACAGGAAGAAGCTAAAATACTTGATTTCTATGTCAAGCAAACTGGAGCAGATGTAGCAAAACTTGCAGAGTATATGAAGGAAGATACTAAGTTATCTGCCGAAGATATGCTTTCGCTGGGATTTGCAACGAAGATACTTGAGCCGATAGTGGCGTATGCATTTATGAAACCAAATAAATTAATAAAAAAGATGGACGACAAAACATTTATGGACAAAGTTGAGGCTGCCGTCACTAAAACGATAACAGCTCTTGGACTATCAAGAATTACCGATCAGACCTTAAAGGACAGGGATGGTAAGGAATTTAAACTTGATAAAGAATCTGGTGCGCCAGCAGTTGGTGACAAGGCTTCCCCGGATGGCTCATTTACGATGGCCGACGGAAAGACTGTTGTAATTGCCGGTGGTGAAGTTACAGAGGTTAAAGAAGCAGAAAAAACTGAACTTGACTTAGCCAATGAGAAGATCGCTCTTCTTACAGCGAAACTTGAAGAAGGTAGTATTAAAGTTCAAATTGCTGAAACAGCCAAAGAAGAGGCAGAGACTATGAAGGCAAAAGCCTCCGGATTGGTTACTGAGCTTACAAACCTCAAAAACTCATGGAAGCCCGAAGTGAGAAAAAAATTCTCATCTACTAATAAATCCGGAAGGATTGATCTGGACAGGGTGGAAGAAATCATAACACTTAAAAATAAATAATTATGCCAGCAGGAGCAAGCCCAGCGTGCGCAAGCACCATTAATTTAGACGCACTAACATTCACCGCCGATGAACTTCGTTCGCTGAATGAACTCGTCGTAACAGCCGTGTTAGAAGCACCGGCACTGTCAGCGTTCCATACGCTTGTGACAGGAATAAAGAATGACCGCCACATCGGGATCATACCCGGTACCTTTGGTCTGGTCGGTAAAGCAGGACAGGACTGTAACCCGACAGCACAGTGCTATGAAAACATTGCCATACAGAAGACATGGGAGCCTAAAGTTATTGAGATCATAATCGATATGTGTAAGAATGAACTTGATGACACTCTTATGAAACTTGCCGAAAGATGCGGAGTCGCAGCATTTGACCTCACCAATACCGAGGTGTTTGCTTTTATACTCGACATACTGACAAAAGACATCGAAAAGATGCTGCTTCGTCACGTATGGTTTGGTAATACAGCCGCAGCCAATGTTAATGCCGGTGGTGTGATAACCGATGGTTACGATGTTGGATTTTTCAATATCATAAACGGATTCTTTCAGCAACTGGCCGTTATCTACGCTGCTGATACTACCAAACTGACAGCCATGCCGGGTAACACACAACTTACTTATGCTTTGCAGAACTCAGTTGCCACACCTCTTTTGACTTATACCGCTTTGAACCTGGTTATTGATTCAGCAATTCCCGAACTGGCAGCTCAGCCCGACAGGATTTTACTGGTTACTAAATCAATAATGGATCGTATCCGCAGACAGCTTCAGGCTCTTGGAACAGTATTCCAGGATTATACACTGATGCTCAATGGACTAGAATTTGCCAAATGGGATGGAATAAAGATTATATCAATTCCTTTATGGGATCAATGGATTAAGGCGTATGAAAATAATGGTACTGTCTGGAATAATCCTCATCGGGTAGTTTATACAACAGTTTCTAATCTGAATGTCGGAATGGAATGCAACGGACTCTTTGATAATATAAATTCATTCTACGATCAAAGAAGCCGCATCAATCGAATCGAGGCGAGAGATGCATTTGATGCAAAGATTATTGATGACAGACTGGTTCAGGTTGGGATTTAATAAATATTGTTATGACAATAGGATGTAATGCAATAGTTGCCTGTATTCTTAAAAACTGTGCTAACCTCGTTGGCGGGATTAAGGATAAGATATATTTTATCAATTATGACTGTGTTGATAAGGATTTAAGCACTTTCGATAGTTCCAATTCACTGTTGCTCACGCTGCTTGTTTTAAAGACTGTATCGCCGCCATGCTACGCATATTGTTTGTCGGGATATAACTTTTCAAACGAGCATACTATCGCAATGGTCAAGACGAAATATCAGAAGAACTGGGAGCATGGCCTTGTTTTTCGGATCTTCGATAATACACCGGAAGATAAGCTATGGATCGAGAATGCTAAAGACAGTCGTTTTATGGTAATAATAGAGAATAACTACAATAAAGATCTTACACCAACAGCCGGGGAAGTTGCCGGGAGAACTGTATTTGAGGTACTTGGCTGGGACTTTGGCCTTGAGCTTAATGCAGTTGCCAGGGATGTCAACGATGCCGAGATGCTTGGAGGCTATATTCTTACTGCCGGTTGTTCAGACACCATGAAAGAATCATATTTACCACGTACTTATTTTGTAGGTGGTACACTTGCTCTCACTCGTGCAGCATTATTGGACTTATTAGCTCCATGCTGCCCATAATATAAAGGAGGGGCTTTGACCCCTCTTATTTAATGTTTAAATTTAAAACCCTTAATATGGCACATTGTAACTATGTTTTAAAAGCAGGGGTACTGCTTCAGGCTTTTTCTGATGCATCAAAGACATGCACGAATGCTAATCTTACTGACGAGCTGGCACAATTTCATTTAAAAAGAGATCCCAGTTGTGCAAGATTCTTTGCTGTCATGCCCGGTCTCCCGGATATTCCGGATCATATAAGCCTTCCGCGACAGAAGGGGCCGACTATTATTATGCCTCCTGAGAAAGAGGTCCCAAAGGTAGCCAGTGATTTTGTTAGTGCAACGCTGACACCTCCGGTTATTGCACAGCCTCTGGTAAAAGAAGTCCCAGAGGTAGTAATAAAGTCACCAGTGAAAAAAAAAGTTGCTGCCACTAAACGTAAAAAATAATGAAAGTTTCCGCTACCAAAACAGCTCCGAGGGTCGAGCGGAACCAATATCTCAAAAGCAAACGGATTAAGGGATACGGGGACGGCAATGACTATCCTCAAAAGATTCTTGAAATAATTGCCAGTTCAGGCACAGGAAAGACGTGCTTCGATACTTACGTTAAATTTGTACGTGGCGCAGGATTCGCAGATGAGGCATTTGGTGATACCGTAATCAATGAAAAAGGTGAAAGAGTATCTTCATTACTTAGTAAGTTCGCTAAAGACTTAAAATTATTTAATGGCTTTGCCTGCCTGGTTAAGTACGATTTTAATGCAACACCCTTTGCTTACTATAATATCCCTTTTGAGTATTGTCGCATTGAGATAAACGACGACAAGTCTTACACTGGACGTATAGCTGTATATAACGACTGGACTAATCTCAGAGGTATTGCGTTTGATATTCGTGATGTCAAATTTGTTGACAGGTTCGACCCGCTGAAGGTAGTACAGGAGATTGCTGACATGGGCGGGCCGGAGAACTACCTGGGACAGATTTTTTATTATATCGATGATGGTGACTTTGAATATCCTGTCTGTCCTTTTGATCCTGTTGTAACAGACATGCTCACAGAGGAAAGTGTTTCGACGGTTAAACATCGTAACGCTAAATTCAATTTTCTTCCTTCCGGAGTGCTGGTAAGAAAAGGTATCAGGCCAAATTTACTCAATAATGGAGGTATTGATCCTAATGATAGATATAATGAGGAGCAAGCTGCCAGCCGGGATGAGATAACGCGTATGCAGGGTGACATGAATACCTCAAAGATTTGGGTTGTGGATATAGACGCTGATGAAGCAATGCCGGAATTTATTGATTTCACGGCAAAGAACTATGACAGACAGTTTGAACTAACAGAGAAGACCATTCAGGAAAACATAGGCCGTATGTTTAAAGTACCTCCAATCTTACGAGGCGTTGATATTGGTGCCGGGTTCGGTGCTGATCTTATGAACAATGCTTATGATTTTATGAACTCTGTCACTTCAGATGAACGTGATGACCTGGAGACTGCTTTTATGGACCTCTTTGCCAATTACCCGGTACAGTTTGCAGACTTCTCTATACTGCCAAAGACTTACGTGACGCCAGTAACAAAAACAGAAACACCAGCGATATGACAGCCTTAGTAACAAAAGCAGATTTAGACGGATATAAATACGTTGCCGATAGTGTTAAAAACTCGACGTCATGGCCTCAGTTTGTTTCTGAAGCACAGCTATTAGATGTTAAATTACAGATAGGTGATCCGTTGTTTAATGAGCTGGTTAGTCAATTCGAGACATCGACATTAACTATAGATAACGAAACCTTATTGGATGGTGGAACTTATACTTATCTTACCTACGATTACCGGTTCCAGGGGCTTAAAGCAGCAATTATTTACTACGCATTTGCACGATTTACGAATCGTACTACCTTTAATTACACAGCAGCCGGGATAGTGCAGAAAGAAAGTGATTTTTCAACTCCGGTAACTGATAAGATAATACAGCGAATGGAAACAGAAAGCCGATTGACAGCCGATGCAATTATGTGTGAAGTAGTATTATATTTAAACAGAAATTATTTATTATATCCCCTGTGGGCGCATTTTATGAGATGCTCAGGCAATTTCTGTAATGACGACAGAGGGGTTTTTAAAGTCATAGGAGATTAAAATTATGAGCGCACCAAACACAGCACAGTTTAATATTCAAAGAGTTATCGCGATTGATTTAGATGCGGGGACACCGGCACTACAATTCGATGGTAATGGTAATTTTGTTGATGAAGCAGGCTTTTTTATTCGTGTCGAGACAACAGGTTATCTGAGATATTGTCCGATAGGCAATACAGATGCAGAGGCAATTGAAAAGAACTTTGTTGCATCAACTTATTTTGTTGACGCTGAAGTATGCAGGAAGATATTCAGCACACTATCTACCGGGAGTCAGCAGGAACTGGCAGAGGTTATTTACGTTGGTTATGGCGTATAGAATTGGCATAGGACGCATACAGATAAGCACTGCAATAATTGAAGATGAGCCGATAATAATGCCTGTTAACGTGCTTGTTACCGAAGGGGACTTAGGAGAGATTGCTATTAGTACCGAGACAGGTGAATTAATACTTATAATCGAATGAAAAAATTAATATTATTTCTGACTACGATAATGCTAACCATCGGAGTGGTTGCACAGATCAAGATATCTGATCTTCCGTCAACTACAAGCATAAATGATGCTGATTTGCTTATTCTGGTACAGAGTGGCAATACACGTAAAATTGATAAATTACATTTATTTCAGTATCTTAATAATGTCACGAATGAAAGTAAGACTACTATGTTTACTTCTCCGACGTTTACGGGTATTCCGGTAGCACCTACGGCAATAGCAGGAACGAGTACAACACAAATTGCTACAACGGCGTTTACTACCACTGCGGATAATTTAAAGGCTGATCTTGCAGACCCTACATTTACAGGAACCCCAACAATACCATCCCCATTTTATATTGGAATAACATTGGTAACAACTACCGGGGTACGATTAAACCTTCTTAATGCAGCAACAGGCACCACAGGGACGACTACGACTAATATAGTATTTTCAGAAAGTCCCGCATTGACAGGAGTGCCTACGGCACCAACGGCAGCCCCAGGAATTAATACAACCCAGATAGCCACAACAGCTTTTGCCACAACAGCAGATAATTTAAAGTTAAATAGTGCTGATTTTGCCGATTCGCTTCATGCACGAACTAAAATATTTAATGTTACTGATCCTGCATATGGGGCAAAAGGCGATGCGTCTAATGATGACACAGAAGAAATACAAGCCTGTTTAGATGCGGCAAGTGCAATGACATACAGAGCAACAGTTTATTTCCCTGCTGGGCGATATAAGACTACTGCAACGTTGACAGCAACGGGCGATGGTAATGGGTATGGAATAAATCTTAAAGGTGAGGGATTTGCTTCTCAGATATATAATACAGGAACAACAGCAACACTTGAATTATCGGACATGGGTTATTGTAATATTGAAGATTTACATTTTAAAGGTACCGGAGGTAATTATGGAGTTGGTGCGAGCGGGTTAGGCGCTATTGTTCTGGATAATGTAAATTACACCTATTTTAGAAATCTCTATATATTTAACAATGGAGGGCATGGGATTGATATAACAACTGAGGGATGGGGTAATATATTTGAATCCTGCCATATCTCTCATAATCTCTATGATGGTATTCATGCTGTACACATTAGCGATGGACAGGCGAGTAATGCAAATGCCTTATCAATAACTGATTGTATTATAAGGGCAAACGGGGATGATGGTGTTAAATGGTCTGGTGCTGATGGATTGAATCTGAGAGGTAACACAATAGAGTCTAATCTTGGAAGTGGGTTACAGATAGGATCGTCTGATACATTTTCCAATACGCATTCAGCAATGATAAGCGGTAATTATTTTGAAGAAAACGACTCAGCACAGATTTATTTAGTTGCTCAGTCTGGTTTTTCAATAGGGGGCATTGTGATAGAAGGTAATTATATTAACGATGGTGGAGTTGATGCTACTCTTGATGCTTTAATAAAACACGTAGTTAATGGAGGTACTAATTATTATACATTATATAATACTACTATTGGCAAAAATTTCTACTATAAAGCAGGTGGTACGGTTGTCTATAATGTTCAATTATACAGGCCACGCTCAGATGTTAAAGTTGATATATCGGAAGGATTTTTATATACAGCCGGAGATGTAAGTACTGATTTATATTCTGCTGTTGATTACTTAGGAGAAGTGATGATAAAACCTGTTTCTGCAACTATAACTACTGCTGGGATTACTGCATCAATGTTTTATCCTGAGATATTCTTTACTGGCACTGCTTCGATAGACATAACAGCCGATCCACAAATTGCTGATGGATTTAATGGACAAACAATCAGAATATGGAATTTTAATGCAAGTTATACTTTAACTTTAGAGGATGGCACTGGATTGGCTCTTCAAGATGATATAACTTGTGTTTTAGGGCAATATGAATGTATCACTTTGAAATATTACGCATCAGCAGACAGATGGATAGAGATAAATCGAAGTAATATAGATGAAATAATTGCCGGGAAAGCTGATTTGAATGCACCGATTTTCTACAATGGAATTATAACCGACGGTTTAAAAGTTGGTGATTTGGCAAGCCCTTTTATAGCAAATACTGACAGTATATCAGTTGACGATGCAGGTAGCCCAACTCTATTTAAAGTTTTTAGTGGGGCAACTCAATTAATCCCCGATGTTCCTGATGCTGCAAGATCAATATTAATAAGAACTTTTGCGGGGGATACGGCAAATTATAATACTCCCGAATTTGTGGGACAAGAATTTTTAGATTTAACAAATAAGGATTTATATAAAGCATTTGAGGCAGTAAGAGGAGGATGGATAAAAATTAATCCATAAGAAAATATAAATGAAAAGATGAGGAAACTATTAATTATACTATTCTGGTTTATTACATCCGTTAGTTATCCTGCTACTAACTATTATTTTAAAGAGGATGGTGATAATGGGAATGATGGTCATTCTGATGCACAGGCATGGCAAACCTTAGTAAAATTTAATTCAACAGCATTTGTCGCTGGTGATTCTGTATTTTTTAAGTGTGGCTCTTCCTTTCGTCCCGCACCGGGAGCGCCAATGACACTCGATGGCACATCCATAGGAAATGAAATATATTATGGCAGTTACGGTACTGGTGCAAAGCCTTTAATCTTGGGTAGTATAGAAGAAAATTCTACTGATGATTGGGTTGATCAGGGAGGTAATCTTTGGAGAAACTCGGATGCTTCTTTTGATTATCAGTATGGCCCCGGTAATATAATATTTGATAGCGAAGCTAGTACAGGGGTTAGGGTTTTTATCACCACCCCCTCCGCTCAAGGTGAATGGAAATGGCATAATACAAGTCATTGGATAACTCTCTACTCTGTGGGTAATCCCGCTACGTTCTACTCTGACATTGAGGTTGCGTTGGGCGGGGACGTCATTAGAAACAATGGTTATTCTTATATCACAATAGACGGATTAGACGTAAGATATGGGGGTCGCACGGGCATTGAGAGTTTATCCGGGGCAGTGGGAGTTACAATAAGAAATTGTGATGTATCGTATATAGGCGGAGGATTAACCTCGCACGGTACGGTAGATGTATTCGCCACTCGGTTAGGTAATGGGATAGAATTTTATCGTGATTGTTCTGATATACTTATAGAACAAAATCATGTAAGTAATTGTTTCGAGGCGGGTATTACTCCACAATATTACGGAACTTCCACGGCAACAGTAGATAATTTTATTGTTCAAAATAATATAATTGAAAAATGTGAGTACAGTTTTGAATACTCTCATGGGACAGCAACGGGGTCAACAGTCAATGCGTTAATATTCCGTCATAATACTTGCAAGTTTGCAGGGGAGGGATGGGCGCACGACCAAAGGTATAGAGTACCCTACGGGGTGCATTTAAAAACAGGTAATCAGTATCCGACTTATACTAACTGTTACATAAAAAATAATATATTCAGTGATGCCACCGAGTATGGTCATTATCATCAATTAACGGGGGGGTACACGAATTATGATTACGATTACAACATATATGACGTCAGTGCAGTTGCAAAGGTAGGGAGTTCTGTTTATACTACTTTAGCACAGTGGACGGAAGCAACAGGAGATGATGTTCATTCATTAAGTGACAATCCTGAGTTTGAATCTCCAACAGATAATCATTTGCAAGCTACATCTAATGCTATTGATGCAGGAGTGGGTCTGGGTGTTAATTATGACTATTATGGTGATGTTAGGATTACGATAGAAGCCGGTGCGGTAGCGTACAATGGAACGGAGCCTCCTGTACCTATTGTCAGGACACTTTCAGCAACAGTTTCTTTCCCTACGCTGTCAGCAAGTGTAAGCTGTATAGTTGATTCTGATGAAGGTAATGCGGTAACAGCAAAGGGAATCTGCTGGACTACATCCGGAACGCCAACACTGGATGATGACTTTACAACTGACGGAACAGGAGAAGGGGCTTATTCGAGTTCAATGACTGATCTTACAGCAGGACAGACTTACTTCGTGAGGGCTTACGCTACAAATATTATTGGAACAGCTTACGGATCAACTCTTCAGTTTACGATGATTTCCTTTACTTACTTATTTGACGAGATAACCGGAAAACAGTTTTTTTTAGAAAATGGAAACAGACTAACAACTCAATGATATGGGATTAGCACTTGGAATCGCATTAGGAATACCGTTTGGAAAAGGGATAGACTGGGCAGCTTATTGGGCTGACCAGGGAATATTATTTGCTCCTGATAGTATTTCACTTATATCGAATGGGGCTACTGATTATATTCTTTTAGGTTATACCTTCCCAAATCTCTTAGGTACCGATACAGTTGAAGTTGAAGTTATTGGGCCAGAATTATGGCCAGACACTGATTTAGATAGTATCACAGGATCATATAATAACACTGCTGGTCATGCAGAAACATTTATAAATTTAGGAAGAGGTTCAGCGGCAACATCTGAAAAACTACGGTGTATTTTTAACGCAAATAATTCAGCAACAGTTGTAGTATCGGGTGCAGCAAATCCTGTAATAAATAACTCGGTAAGAGTTGATTACAATAAGGCTCATGCAGGAAATCTAACTATATTTGTTGATGATGTTGAATATGCCACCGGAGCAATAGCTTCATTGGCAACAGTGGTGGAGGCAAACATCGTTGATGTAGCTTTATATTGCAATACCCAAAATGCAGTAGCCCCCCCTGTAAACCCATCAGTAATACAAATATCTGAATATATTGTTAAAATAAATGATACTGAGGTAATTCATTTGGTTGCTCAAAGCGATGGGTATTTTTATGATACAGTAAGGGATATAAATATCTATAATAGGGATGAGATTGCTAATACTTATCCATTGGGAGTTATAGGCGACAATGAAGTTGTAATTACCAAACAGGTCGGGAGGTATTTGGCTTTTCCTTCGGCTTGCAGGGTTGGCGATAGGATTATTGTAGCTTATAAAAACGGCACGGTCCATTATGGGGATGACGCAGATGCTCGATTGGTTTGTAAATATACTGATGATGATTTAGCAATTACTGATCCAGCATCAGTAACTTGGAGCGATGAAGTTGTTATTGCCGCTGCCGTTGATGTTCGGGCAACGGCTAACTGGCAGAATATATGGATAACTGGTATCAGGAATAGGATAGTCGCTTTTTATGCTGATTTTATAACTAACGGACAAGATGCTTATACATGGTGTAAATATTCCGATGACGGAGGCGAGACTTGGAGCGCACCCTATCTTGTGACCTCAACATTCGGCTCATTTAATATACAACCACACTCTAAAATATTAGTAAGACCTGATGGCAAATGGATTGTAGGTTGTCGGGGTTGTACCTCAGATGTTTACCCTCAAAGAATAATACTACTCCAAAGTTCAAATGAAGGGGCAACATGGACTGATCTTTCCTATTTAGATACAGGTGAGGACATGTCTGAGATCGGAATGATTTATAATGACATTGGGGATATTATAATCAGACAAGGAATTAGTACAAGCGATAATGTTTATATAAGCCATGATGATGGAGCAACTATTGAATTATATTATGAAGACTTTATATGTTCTAATCCGGTATATATTAATAAATATGGAGTATTATATTTGTTAGCAAGAGGTCAATCAGCTGGAACAATTTTATCTAAATTATATCTTTATAAATCAGTTGACAATGGTGCTACGTTTACTTTTCAGGAAGTTGTTGATAGTTATGAGGGACTTGTTATTCAGGGCGGCTATGGTGATCTTGTTGAGATAAATAATATAACTTTAATGTGTGTTTATTACACTACAAAAGGAAGTGAAACATTCATAGCTTATAAATTGAGTAATAATACATGAATATCTTAATTTCCATATTAGCATTAATAATCATCATTTGTAATGTAACGAATGATGAGATAAGATTCCACTGAAAAATAGAAATAATGCCAAATAGCACAGATTATAGATTAGTTATTGATTCGGAATTTAAAAGAGTTCATGAATCGTTAGCTTTTATTAAAGAACAGACCACAAAGACTAATGACAGAGTTAATCATTTAGAAGACAAGGTTGAGGGTATTCAAGTGGATTTATTGGAATATCAGTTTTTTAAGAAGTATCCAAAGGTTGCAATAATGCTTATTGCCTTATTTGTGATTATGTCAGTATTTACAATTTATAGAGGTTTTAAGGCACCAGCAGAAATTTCTGAAGTAAAACAAGAGATACAAGATGAGGTCAGGATGCATGGAGGAGTTCCCAATGTTATAAGAGGTGTGGGAGACAAGGTATATATGAAAATTAATGATCAAGGATTACAAGATACAATTCGTATAAGATAGTTTCAAAATTTAATACATAAAAAAATGAAGAAAGCAATTATTTTATTATTCCTGTTGCTGATTACAACAATGGGATTTTCACAAAGATGGCAGGGATTTTTCAAACCTGTTGACAAGGATCTTTTTAACAAGTCATTTATGAGAGGTTGGTTATATGAATCAGCCGGGACATTCTCGTCAGTCTGGTTATTCCGCCCCACTATTTCAATTACAGCCATGCAATTTATTCCGGATAAAGAAGCGGGGTTTATTGTCAAGGCATTTAATTCAATGGGTACTGGGGTATCGTACAACCATTATATAGAACAGGATAGTTTGCCATATTCTAAT